CCTTCATTTATAATCTCCTTCATTCACTTGCTTATCTCTTTCATCTACCCCAGCATCTTTTTTTCTTTTACCTTTTAAGTGCGCCAAGTATTTGCCTATTTTTGATTCAGGCCAAACGTGACCGTCTTTTCTAATACCTGTCAAATCGTGCTGAGGTTGACCTGACAAATATTTTTCTCTTACTCTATTCCAAACAAATGAATCGTGCCATTGTCTTTCATTAAATAATAAATCTTGTTCATAATAATTTCTTAACTCTTGTACAAATCTTTTAGTGTGTTTATTTGTTAAATTGTATCCTACAAAACCACACTCTGGATAAAAAGGTGGAGCAGGTCTATTTAAATAGCAAATCGTATGATCTTGTGGTAATATGTCTTTTAATATTATTTCTTCAGTTATAGTTTTTTTAAATACACAATCTGCGTCTATCCAAAATACATAATCATAATCACTATTAAGCATTAAATGTGTCTTTGCATAAACTTTATAACTAAATCTTATTGCGTCTTTGATAAAATCTAATCCATAAACAATTTTGCTATTGTCTGTACCTCTAATTGTGCTAAACTGATTTCTACTTTCATTTCTTTTAGCAAATTCAACTAATGTAGGATTTGTATCGTGTATATTTCTATGAAAGATAGGTCTTTCAAAATCTATTTCTGGTATCCACCCCTCGTGGTAAATATAACAATCAAACGGCCAATTGTAAGTTGAATAAAATCTATGAGCGTAATAATCGTATAGTTTTCTGTTTAGACTAGTTACTATTGCTATTTTCATATCCAACCTTTTGTATAAAATAACTATCTGCAATATCTGATATAGGGTTACCTACTTTATCAGTATCAAATAGTTTCTTCAAATCAATCTTTGTTTCTTTAACAAACGCCTCATACATTTTATCCTTATCAGCGTTACCTTTACCTGTTGCACCTTTTTTAACCACACTAGGTACAACTATATCGTACGGTATATTTCTTTCTTGTAATTTATATTTAAGTATGCCACAATTTTCTGCTATTTGAAATAGTGCTTGACCTTTAGAACCATAAGAGTATCCTTCAATGAATACTTTTAGATTGTGTCCTAGTATATGAAATTTATTGATTGCCCAATCAGATATATTAGAAAATCTTTCTATGGGTGTATTGTATTCTTTGTGTTCTTCGCCAATAATATTATTAGCAATCTTACCTAGATGTTTCTTTTTCTTTGTTAAATAATAAAACATAATATCATCACCATCATTTATACAAACGCAAGGGCTTGTTAAACTATAATCAATTCCAACTATCGTGCTCCGCTTCTTCTGGTATTTCTCCACCATCTAATTCATCCTCTACTTCATATCCACAGAAAGGACAAGTCCAAGGTTCCATATCGGTCTTTTCTTCATCCCAACTTACGCTATATTTAGTATTGCAATTAGAACAATGTTTTTCTGATTTTTCCATTATAGTTTAAACTTTTTAAATTGATCTTTCTGTACGTCTTGTTTAATACCACCGATAACATAACTTTCTATTTCTGTTTCTTGTGGTGCATTTTGAGTTCCTTTACTATTCAACCAATGATCTATCCACGGTAAAGGATTTGTTTTTTGTTCATAGACAGGAGATAATTGTATACCTCTCATACGTCTATTTGCCATATACTCAACAAATTGATGTAATAATTTTTCTGATAAACCTATCATAGAACCTTGTTGAAACAAATAAGTTGCCCAACGCTTTTCTTCTTGTACTGCTTCATCATACATTTTATAAACATCTTTTTCTGTTTCTTTTATAATCTTATGAAAGTCTTTGTCGTTTTCATAATCTTTCCAATTATTAATTACTCTTTGCGACATTGCAAGGTGTTGACTTTCATCTCTAGCAATAAATGATATAATCTTAGCAGAACCCTCTAGTTTTTTTAGTTCACCAAATGCAAATGAACAAGCAAATGATACATAGAATCTTAAACCCTCTAGTATATTTACCGTTACCATTGCAAGATATAATTTTTTCTTTAGTTCGTATAAGTCAACTTTCTTATCTGTTGCCCATTGATAACCCATTTGAATTAAATCGTCATAAGTTTTTGTAACTGATTTACTTCTCTTTTCAATTTTCTCATCTTCAATAATAGTATCAAACACATCACTAGGTTGTGAGTATAAATTTTTAATTATGTAAGTGTAACTTCTACTATGAATAGTTTCCATAAAGTCCCAAGTTACAATTGCACCTTCTAGTTCTGGTAATGAACAGAAAGGTAAAAATGCTAAACAAGGTCCTCTACCTTGTACACTATCTAACATTGTTTGATATTTTAAATTAGAAGTAAAGATAAACTTTTGTTCAGGTCTTAATTCTTGGTAATCGTTTCTGTCTTTCTGTAAAGATACTTCTTCAGGTCTCCAAAAATAACCTAGTTGTTGCTGAGTTAACTTATCAAAAATAGGATACTTCATTGTATCATATCTTTGTACTGCTAAATCAGGTCCAAAAAACATCTGTTGTTTAGTTGCGTCTAACCCTTTATCTTTATTAAAAACTGACTTCATTAATCCTTTCCTTCAATACTAGTTCCTTTAAATGGATCAAATCTAGTATCTCTATTGTTTTCATCATACTTATCAACACCGTACATAAATTCTTCTTCATCACCAAATGTTTCTTTTACTTTATCCTCAACCGTATATTCTCTGGAAGAAACTTTAAAGTCAGGAAACTTTAGTTTCTTCGGCGTATATGATTTATCTAAAATCAACATACGATTATTTGGTTGAGCGGCAAAATAACCGTTATTTAATTTTATAATATTAAATGATTTGTGTTGTGTAGGCACTTCGCTGAAAGTAGTATTTAGTCTATTAGGATCGGCATTGGCACTATCTATTGTAAACATATATGTTCCTTCATACCATTTTTTACTAGGACTATAATACTTTGCTCTTTGCCCTTTTAATAAAGTCTTTTCAATAACTGATATATCATAACTAAAACTATCCCATAATTCTAGTTCTTCTAATGACATATCACCAATGTAATCTTTTTTCCATACAAATGCTGATATAGGTAACTTATCATATACAGCACCATACTCTGGTAAATAAGTTTCAAAGTATAATGCTCTGCCTTGTATAGACTTTACAGTTACCCATACACCTTCAACTAATTCACCGTGACCTTTTTCTAAATCGTAAAGATATTCTTTCTTAACAAAAACTTCAACGTGTGGTAGGTTAGCACATAAAAACATTATATTGTACAAGATTCACAATTCTCTAAATCTTCCTCTTCTTTTTTCTCAACTTTAGTTTCATCAATCCAACCTATATTGTGTGCAGGTTCGTCAACATCTTTTTTAGCGTCATATGTATTTTGATAATAAGATGTTTTCCAACCATACTTATAAGTTGTTAATAAATCTTGTGCCATTACAGATACAGGCACTTGATTGTCTTCGTAATTCTCTGGATTATATGACCAGTTACCTGATATTGCCTGGTCAAAATATTTCTGCATTACAGAAACAATATTAATATATCCTTCGTTTGATTTCATATCCCACAATAAACTATAATTATTTTTGTATCGTTTATAGTCAGGTACGATTTGTTTCAAAGGACCTTTCTTACTTTTCTTAACACTTAAATAATCTCTAGGTGGTTCAATGCCGTTTGTAGCATTTGATACCACACTAGAGGATTCTGATGGCATTTGGGCTGAGAGTGTGCTATGTCTTAAGCCGTGTTCTTTAATTTCTTTCCTTAACCACTCCCAATCATAAGTTAGATTTCTGGTTACAACCTCATCTACCTCTTTCTTGTAAGTGTCTATCGGAAGAACACCATCGGAATATTTTGTTCTATCAAAGTAATCACATTTGCCTTTTTCTTTTGCAACGTCATTACTTGCTTTTAATAGATAGAATTGAAATGCCTCGGTTAGTTTATCAACTTGTCTCCACGCCATTTTCTGATCGTACTTGTATCCTTTTTTAGCAAGATAGTGTGCAAGTCCTATATAACCGATACCTAAACTTCTTCTTGCCTTTGTAGATATTTCAGCAGCATTTATAGGATACTTTTGATGATCTATTATTTCATCTAACGCCCTTACTGCTAAATCACATAAAGGTTCTAATTCATCTCTTTTGTTTATTAATCCTACATTGATAGCAGATAAAATACATAATGCGATTTCACCTTCTTGGTCAATGTGTTGTATAGGATCAGTAGGTAAAGTTATTTCTTGGCATAGATTTGACATATAAACTCTATCTTTAAAAGATGAGTGAGTATTACAATGGTCAATATTCATTATGTAGATACGACCTGTTTCTGCTCTTTCTTTTAATATGTCAAATATTAATTCTTGTGCCTTAACTTTTTTCTTTTTGACACTTGTTTTTCTTTCGGTTCTTTCGTAGAGTTCGTCAAACTCTGGCGTGCCCCACGCTTCATACAGCTCAGGTACCTCGTGTGGCGAAAATAATGATATTTCTTCATCATTGATAAACCTCTCGTAAAATAATTTTGATAATTGAATTGAGTAATCTAATTTTCTAACTCTATTGTCTTCACTACCTTTATTATTTTTTAAAACAATAATGTCTTCTATTTCTTGGTGCCAAATCGGAAAGTGTACTGTTGCTGATCCGCCTCGGACTCCGTTTTGAGTACAGCACTTAACAGTCGCCTCAAATTTTTTAAGAAAAGGTATAACACCCGTATGTTGTACCTCACCGCCTCTAATACGTGAGTTGATACCTCGGATTCTTCCTGCGTTAATTCCGATCCCAGCCCTTTGGGCAACATAACGTCCAATAGCCATATCAGAGCTAAAGATACTAGGTAAAGTGTCGTCAACATCAACAAGGACACAACTAGCATACTGCCTAATAGGGGTACGGACACCAGCCATAACAGGCGTTGGAATATTAATTTTAAAAGTCGAAATGGCGTC